TGTATAAACGTTTGAGTAAGTCTGTGGTGCATTCATAATTGCTTGAGCAACTGCAAATGCTTTAGACATGGCAAACATGGTTTTATAGGCTGCCGATTGTTCACCCATTAAACCACCCATTAAATCAGCCATCCCCCCCAAAGTTTCAGAAGCAACCCTTGCTCCAAGTGCCGACTTTTTAAGCTCATAATTTTGATCGATCATAAACATACGATCTTTATGTGCTTGCCAAATTGCCTCTTGTTCTGCGGCTGACTCCGAAAGAGCTGCTTGTGCTTCTGCAAGGGCCATAGATTGTGAAGTTTGCCCAAGTCTTTCTTGATCCAGTTGATAAAGATCACTTGAGCCATTTAGGCTTGCGTTAGTGCTATCCCACGCCATGCTCGCTTGGGTTGCTTTATCTAACTTTCCTAATTGCTCTTGAGCTTGTAGTAACGCAATTCGCTTTTGCTGTTCGTCCTTAGAGATTTGTGAATTAAGTAAAATCTGCGAACGCTCGAATGAAAAGCGTATTTGCATATTTTCCAGTTCAGTTCTTAAAAATGCACTCGCATCACTTAAGCGTTGTTCTTGAGCAAGCTTTTCCCAAGCTATTTCCTGTTGTTTTTGACGCTCCAAAGCTGCAGTAATTTCTGCTTTTTTTGTTGTGTCATACTCAACATTTGCATTAACAAGTTGCTTTTGAATATCGTAATCACGTTCAATTTGCTTTATACGATCAGTTTCAAAAGAGAAGTATTGGTTATACTCCTGTTCTTTTTCAGCTTTTAATTTCGCAATTTGAGCGGCATATAAAGCATCCTCTTGAGCAAGTTTTTCTTTTAGCTGCGGAGTTCCACCATAAGCAAATGTGATCTTATCTACATTATCTTGATGCTCCTTAGCTAGTCGTTGAGCTTCGGTGTAATACCGAGCATCGACATCTTTTTTAGCATCATCAATGGCTTTTTGAGATTCAGCTGCCTTATTAATTAATTCAAGTTGATCTGCCTGTGTAGGCATTAAAATTGAATTGTCTACAGTAGATTTTCCAGATACTCCGGCGAACCACTTCTGGAAACCCGGTGCGTAACCAGCAACCTCTTTACGCTTGCTATCTGATAGACCACCTCTCAAATAAGTTCTTAAGCCACCTGCACCCGCATTGTAGGCCATGAGTGCTTTATCCATGGCTCCAAAATCAGCCAAATGTTTAGATAAGTCTTTAGCTGCTGCTGTTGCAATTTCTTCAGTAGAACTTTTGGCATTAAGTCCATATTGCTTTCTAAACACACTCGTTGTTTGGAAAAGACCAATTGCCCCGGTAGGACTTCTTGCTCCGGCATCAGCTCCAGATTCTTGAAGAATCAATGCGGCAAGTGTTCCAGCAGGCAAACCATATAAACTTTCGATTTGAGCAAAATTATTTGTCTTTGCAATGCCTTGCGCACGAGCAATTGCCGCCAACTCGTCTTTACTAAAAGTATAATTTTTTAGATTGAAGTTTTCGCGGGCAGCAAGTAGCACATCCTTTGGCAATGGTGCTTTAAAAGCATTTTCTCCATTTGCTGCGATCTGTGCATCAGCATATGCATTCGCCTTATCAACTCCTATACCTTCTCTTACAAGGGTCTTGATATATCCTTCTCTAAGCACATCTTGTTTGGCTTGGGTAATGTAGTCACGTTGTTTCTGTGTTAAAGACATCCATGCTTTTGCAGAGTCATTAACTGCCTTTGCTTGATCTTGTTGCGCCTTAGTTGTGTCATTAGTTGCGTTTTTAACTAAATTTTGGATCTCTTTTTGACGATCTATAGAATTATTTGCCTCATTGATTTTTGTATCTAATTCAGCAATAAATTTAAGAGTAGTTTCGCTAACCAATCCCTGTTTTTGGAGATCAGAGAAAGCTGTTTTCGCTTTATCTCCACCTTCTTTCAAACTCTTAAGATAGTTTTGAATACCAGTTAATTGTTTAGTGTCTCCTTGAACTCTTAAGTCGTTCTCAAATTGTTCCAAAGCGATAAACAAACTTTTTAATTGTTTAGTTTGTTTATCAACTTCCTCTCCAGCTTCGATACTTTTAAGAGCTAGTTGCGATGCTGTTAATTTTTTATATTTTTCCCTTAGCTCATCAACAACAAGACCTTGATCTTCAAGTGCATCAGTTGCATCTTGCGTCTGTTTAGACATCAAATAATAGGCGCCACCAGCTACAGCCAATTGCGTAAGAAGCATGCCAATCCCAGCAGGACCGCCCAATAATGCCATTACACTTGTTGTTGCGCCGGCTGTTCTAGCGAAGTTTGCTAAACCCACACCGGCACGCACTGCAAACAATGCTGTTTGTCCTAATTGATAGGTCGCCATAACCAAAGCTGGGACAAATCGACTAGCAATACCAGCAGCAACTGCAATCGTAACCGCCTTAATGTCGTCCCAATTCTCTATCACTGTTTCGATAGCAGGAACAACACTATTTACAAGTCTTGCCTCAACGCCCTGCCATTGCAAATCCATCAATTGAAGGTTTTCTCTTGCTTGAGCTAGGCTTTTAACTAAGTCGTCAGACATAATTGCGCCAGCACGCTCAGCAGCATCGCCCCATTTTTTAAAACCTTCTCCACCATTTTCTAACAATGGAATAAGCAATGAAGAATCTGAAATGATTGCTTCCATATAGAACTTCATGTCGTTCGTTGAAGCACCAGCTTTTTCCAATGAGTTGTAAAATAATTGAAGCGCATCAGGACCAGAAAGTTTCTGAAACTGTTGAATTGTTACTCCAACCTTTGGTGCAATATTTTCAAAGAAATCCGCAAGAGGACCACCGCCCGTTTGCTGAAAGTCGCCTATACGATCCTGCATATCCTTCATTTTATCGGCGAAGGATTCCATTGAGATACCAGCAGTTTCGGCACCCTTTGCATAATATTGAAAATCCCGCACAGAACTGTTTGCAAGTTTCGAAAACTTTTGTATGTCATTACCTGCCTGAATGACTCTGTCGCTATAGTTCACAAGCTCTGCAATTGATAACCCAGCAATAGCACCACCCAATGCACTTATCGCAATAGCTGCAACATCAAATGAATCTGCAATCCCTTTACTTGCTGACTTCGCTTTGCGTTCAGCCTGTGATAAAGGCTCAGTAAAGCTGGCTGTTTGCACCATTAAATCAAGTGTTAATCTGCCAAGTGATGTTGTGGCCATTACCTTTCTCCGGGCAATAAAAAACCCCGCTAATTCGCGGGGTTTTTTAAATTAATATTTAATTACTGCTTGCAGTCAACACTCCAAACTTGATTGAATGCAGCTATAGAGGTTGGGTCAGAGTTATACTCATTTTCAAAATATATTTTTTCTTTGGTAACTATATAACGTTGAAAGCCGGTGTAAGCGCCAAAACTATTTTTAGCATTAACTTCACCGCACAACTCCCATTGATTACGAAACTTAGCTGTTTCACCATCTTTTAATTTATCTTTAACCAATTTCTGTACTTGCAAATCAAGATTTTTCCTTTCTTCATCAAGTTTTTCTTTTTCTGTTTTCCCACATCCGAGCATTAAGCAACTCAAAATAGCAATAATTAAAAACTTATTCATGTGCACACCGTTTTTCACTTTTTTTCAATTTAACAAAACGGTGTGTAAATGTCACATGCCCCACCTTATGATAGGGTTAGTTACTATGATACTTCTCAAAATACTCCTCTAATGACAATTCTTCGTCATCATCCGGAGGTGTTTCATGTGGCATAAATATATAAGGATCTACTTTTGTACCTTCTTTAACCTTAAATCCTGTGTAGTGAGCCATCCAACTACCAAAACTTTGCTCTAGCCGGCGACCTAAGTTAAGAGAGCCGTATTTTTGACGATAGGCTCTCCAAAACATCACCTCTGCATGACTAAGATTCTCTTCAGCCTCCTCTAAGGAGCCTCCACCGATTCCGTTGAGGACAAGCTCGGCAAAGAGTTCTCTATCTGCAAGGTCTTCTTCCGTGACTTTCCCATAAAGTTATTAACTTCATCGGCAGCTGCATATAGCGCATTGATCAAACTTGGCTCGGCTTTATAGACGTCGTTCACACTTGAGAAGAAAGGCGTTCCCTTTTGATCAGAGCAAATTGAACCAAGCAACTGAGCCGATTGCATTAGGGTTGAGTCAACCCTTTTAACTTTTGAATCCTCTGGATTCTTATAGTTAAACTCCCACTCGACTGCTTTAGAAACCTCTCGGCTCTCCTTAAAGCTCATTTTTTTAACAAAAACATCAGCTTCAAGTTCAACCGTTTCACCAAGTTCTAACAATGAGTTTTTGGTCAATTTTTTAAGTGAAGCAACATTACTTTCTGTTACTTCAACATTCCATATAACCGTTTTTTTAACTGGAACGTTCAGAGTAGTTATACTCTGCTTTAAGTCTGTAATACTGATCTTAGCCATTTTATGGAGTCACCGTACGTTTAGTATAAGTTACACCCGAAGTTCGTACTAAAGTGAACTCATAACCGATTACTGTATCAACTTCGATGTCATTAGGGGCTGCATCATTTAGATAGCCTTCAAATGACCACCAAGAACGAGTTTCTGGCAGATCAATACCTGTAGTTGCATCATATGTTGGAGGCGTTGTTGAGTGGCTTGAACCTACATACCACTGTAGCTTTTCACCAGATGCAGCAATTTCCAATAATTTGTCATGACTTGTGTTTTCATCATCCAAATCAATACCAATTGCACCTTCACCCGGATCGCGCATCCCGCGTTCATATTCTTTGACATCAGCATCTAGACAGGTTACATCAATCTTTCCAAATGAGTCTTGACCAAACGAAATACGCTTAGGGCAAATAAAACGCACAACGGTTCCCGCAATTACAGTAAATAACTGCGTTTTTTGAGCTTTAACATGTTTAGCCATTAAGAGCGCTCCTTAATTTTTGGCATAAAAAAAGCACCCGAATAGGTGCTAAGTGAAAAAAGTTTTGTGTTTTATTCGCGGTTTACAATCCAACTTACATCAAAAGAATAGTGAGGCATTCCTGTTACTGGGTCCTTATCTGCTTCGCCATAGCGAACCACATAACAATCAAGCTCTATTGCAAAACGGATTGCTTCTGCAACTTGATCAACCACATCTTCATCTGTTGCATAAACATCGATTTGAACAATTGCACTGTCGGAAACAGGCCGCGAATCAAGACTGCTA